TGCACATGAATATCAATCGGCTCGAAGTATTCTTCTAAGTTTCCAATCATTCGCTCACCTCGGCATTTCTAGATAGACATTGCGATAACTGGCTAACTGCTTAGAGAACGCCGATTCCCAACTTGCCACGCCGTCATTACTGGAATAGCTAGCTGAGTAATCGCCTAAGCCCTCACTGGTTAACCGGCTAGGGTTCTTCTTATTGAACAAGTCAATCGCATCGGCTAAGTCAATCACGCCCTGTGGAATAGCTAACGGATACACCATGAACGCCTTGCTTGTATCTGCTAACGCTTCTACCGTCAGACCGTCGCTGATAGCCGTTATTTTATGCACACCAGACAACGTTGGATGGTTATGCAGGTAAACATACTGACCGACTTCAAAATCGGCTGTATCGCACTGTATGACGTTCTGCTGTACACCTGACGCCTCAACAGGGTTACCTGTGAAGTAATAGTTATTGATTTCTCTCAAAACGGGTTCGATCATGTCGTACCTCCTTCAAATAAAAAAGGGAGGACTATGCCTCCCCCAATTTATCGAGTAGTTGCTGTTTGGTGTCGCGCTCGTGGTAATCCACATTGAGCGCGTCCAATTTAGCTTTTAATTCTTTCTTGGTGTAATCGTCTTTATCCAACTCTTCCGCCTCTTCAAAGACCTCAAACACGTCGGATTGACGGTACAGGCTCTCGGTGCTATCCTGCAACGTCTCAGCGATTACGCCAGTTTTAATGTGTCTGAATTTCATCTAATCAGTCCTTAAATAGGTGCGACAGGTGCGACGTTTAGGTGTGTGTAAATAGCATTTGCTTTGTTAGCCAATACGAATGCGTCAAAGTACACGCGACCTTCAACCAATGAGCCTGAGATACCCGGTGCATCTTCATGCACTTTGTATTCAGCCAGTTTGATTGGTGCTGGTGTAGCGACTGGATGTGCCACCATGAAGCCGAAGTTTGCAGTGCCGAAACGTGTAGCCGGTACGCGGATAACTTCCATGCCGTCAACCAATGCAATGACACCACGGTTACGTGCTTCTTGTCCGATTTCAGTGTCTAAGACAACTTCATTTGATTTCTTCAACAGTGAGTAAACAGCCGGAGTGACCACTAAGCGTCTACCGTCTTGTGGGATCTCAGCATCATCAAGCGCTGCCGTGGCTGTCAGGATGTTGTCGTAGATGTTAGCATCAGACAAGACCTCTGATTTCGTATTCCCGGCACTTGCTGCCATCTTGTCGAAACGGTACTTATCAATCATAGGTACGACTTGTTCACGGATTTGGCGTTGTAATGCGTCAGCAGCTTGTAAAGCGCCTTTACTCTCGTCAGAATCCATTTTGTCGATAGCGAACGTGAATGACTTGTCTTGTGTCATTAACAGTTCTTGGGTAGTTGCGTTCAGGTCTTGAACTGCACCATAACGGCTTGTGCCTGTACGTGAGTAGTCGTTCATTGTTGCCGTGGATACGTTGTAAACTTTAACCGACTTGCCGCCTTCGAAGTCATATGCTTGGTTGACTAATGCGTTGGACTTCGCCACCTCTTTGAATTTCTCATCTACTAAGTTCTGTAAGTCATATTTGACTGCGTAATCAATTGCCATTTATAAATCTCTCCTTTTGTGGTTATCCATTGAACACTTGCTCAAATGGATTTAGTTTAGTTGGATTCTTCTTTTGTTCGTCTTTGTTCGTGCTGTCTTCCGTTGTACCGATGAACAAGCCAGAGCGTTCTTCTTTAATCTTGTTGACTAATGAATCCGCGTCTTTGATTTGTCCATCGTTCAGCTCCACATCAGCGATGTATTTTTCAAGCAGGAGATCCACACTGTCTTTGTGTGCGTTGTTTGTCATTAACAATTTCTCTAGCTCTGATTTCTTCGTGATGTTTGATACTTTGGCTTGGTACTCTTCTTCCTTAGCAGCCGCCTCAGACTTTACTGTCTCTAGCTGTGCTTTCCATTCGTCAATGTTCCCCACGTCACTAGACAACTTCTCAATGGTTGAGTTCTTTTCTTCGAGTTGACCCTTAGCAAGTTTCAGCTCTTCGTTTAGCTCGTTGAACTTATCCTTACCGATTGCATTCTTAGGGAATACATCCTTCTTAAACGTCTCAACTGCCTCTTCGAGTTTGTCCTCTGATACGTACTGCTTTAGATATTCTGTTAACCATTCCATTACGTTATCCTCCTTGACGTTTATAGAGTGTCACTCTAATTGGATTTGAGTAGTTTATTGACTTGCTCGGGTCAAGTTTGGTGCATAAAAATAGCCGATACTCAGTGAGCGTCGGCTTGGTTTATTTATTTAGTTACTCCTGTATCTCCGCATACATCGTACACCGGCAATTCGCTACCTCCGACACATCACCTCGTTGGTCGCCCGGATACTCTAAGCCGTTGCTGAACAACTCGCCGATGTCTGCCGTCTTATCATGTAGTGCCTTGTGTGTATCGCGTGTATTCTCTTGGAACGTCGCCTGCCATTTCTTCTTGACCGGTATACCCATCGCGATGGCATCTTTAAACATATCATCTCGCGCATTACCCATGATCCCGGTTGTTTCTGTGCGTGCAATGCGTATCGCGTTGTTTTTATTCTGTCCTAAGCGTCGTTCAATGCGTGCGCTCATGTTGTCGATGGATTCACCCTGCACAATCGACTGTGTGATTTCACGCTTGATATTGGCTCGCACAGCGCGTGCGTTGTCTTCTAATCCTATCTTAGCCATTGGTCGTAAAACGCTCCTGTATACTGCCTGTCGGTCGACTAACTGGAAGGATGTCTCTACGCGTGCGATTCTAGCGAGTGTATTCCCTGCGCCGACATAGTTTTCTTCGTACACGTTAGTCAAGTGTCCTTGTAGTTGCTGTGTGCGTCCGCGGTTTAGCGTGTTCAGTTCCTTGTTAATCTGTTCTTCCAATATCTCGATACGTGTCAGCCGGCGTTTGTCGAGTGTTTCCATGCGGTTCATCACGTTATAGTCAAACTTACCGTCCACCTGATACTTAATAAATATCTGGTCGGCTTCGGCTGTGATAGCAAGCAAGGATTCGGTATACGCTTGTTCTAGTGTCTCGATGTATTCACGCTCTAGCTTGTTCGTGCGTCTGGCTGCGTTCGCAAACTTAACTGTTCGGCTCATCTATATCATCTTCTTCTGGTTCAACGATTGGCTCGCTCAGATATGCCCCTTGTTCATCCTCCAGGCGCTTCTTCTCTTCGTCGAGATCGATGTCATACGGCAGCAACTCTCTGATGGTTTCCTGAGAGAGAATACCGTTCAGTTTCGTAATGCTCTTCGTCATTTCCGCACGGTTCATAATCGTTGAGCGTTCAAACTTGAATTCTTTGTCGAACGTCTTGCTATCGTTCGCGTTGATGAAGTCGATAAGCTGATACATAAACTTTCGCATCTCACTCTCGAATTGGTCAGCCTTTAAATCTAAATCCGTGAACATGGCTTTAATCACAACGTTAGTAATGGAGCTACCGCTTATCTTCGATACATCCACGCTCATGCTGTCCTTGTAGATGTTATGCTCCAGTAATTCTAGGAACGTGCTGCGTGCTTTGACTGGTACTTGTAGCTGATGTGGTGTGATGCCACCCTCTGCCGGTGTTGGTACAGATTTAATCTGTTTCAACTGCTGCACAAACTCGGCCAGTTTAGTCGAATCGCCGTCAAAGCCTTTCAACTCGAAGAAAGCATCCTGCATATCGTCGATGTTGTTCGCAAAGTCGGAGTTAATTAAGTCGTACACGTCAATGTGCTGCTTGATTGGATACAGATCACTGATACGTTCCTTGTTGTTATATAGCGGAATGACTGGCAATCGGCTAAAGCTGTGCGGTTCGGGTTCGCCTACCTGTTGACCGTTAAACTCTTGAATCTTGTTGTAATGCCCGTATATTGCAGCCGCTTCAAACTCTTTATTCTTCTCACGCTTCTCATATCGGATAATCTCGGTGTCTGTGATATGTAACATGACTTTCGTGTCGCCTTCGTCAAATCGGCGGATAATACTGTCTAATTCGTCGCGGTCGTCGTAAATCGGCGTGACTTGCTCACTCGGTAATAACGTGAATTTAAGCTGTCCGTTGTCCTTGTACGCATACGCATAAGCGACTGCCTTCTTACTGGTCAATGTGCCAGCGTCTGTGATGAACTCGCTGATACCATGCTTGAAATACACGTCCAGTTGTTCCGGGTCGTTGCTGTCAAACACAATGCCGTTACCTAGCAGATACTGCACCTTTTGGTCGACAACCTTCTTGAAATACCCACTCGGCAGCTTGTGATTCGCCGCGAACGGATTGGCTTTCACACCTAAGCCTTCCACATAATACTCTTTTGTTCTGTCCATGATTGCTGTATTCCTGTTACGGTAATAATCATGTCCGTATGTCATGTAGTCGTACATCTCGGAATCTTGAAACGCCTGTACATGATCGTTTAACTGTTTAATATTGATTGTTACCACCCCCATTTGCCTGTAAAGACCATTTCACTCTCTAACGCATATCTCAATGCATCGAGTAAGTGATTATCTTTGTCTACCGGCTTCGCTATGACGTTGCCGTCTTTGTCTTCTTTCCACTTGTACGTGGCTAATTCTTTAATCGTCTCTGTGCAGGATTCGTCTACGATAATCTTGTGCCCCTGCAGCCACTTGACGCCATGCTCGATACTACCTGCGCCTTTCTTCGCGGCTAAGGCCTTCACACCATGCCGCTTTAAATCTGCCACACTGCGAGGCTCTGAGCTGTCACAGGTCACGTATTCATCTTTAACGATACGTTTTAATTCATCCGCGATATCATCGATGTGTAAGCCGCGTTTTGTGAACTCATTGAAGATATAGATTGTTTTCTTCTTCTCATCCAGATGTACACGTATATAAGCAGTCGGATCATCAGCAAAGCCCCAGTCCAGTCCGTTGTAGATGTTGTCGAACGACTGTTTGACCTCGGATAAGTCCGCTTTCTCCCAGTTGGAATAAATCACATTGCCAATACTTCCCCAGTCACCTAAGGCGTATATCCGGTAATACTGATAGTCTTGTTGCTCTAACTCTTTTAATGTGCTGATGTATTTGTCATCCAGAAACTTGTTATCTTTGAATGTTGTCTTCAGTGTGAAGCTGTCTGGTCGGCCAACGTCAAAGAATGAGCGTTTCAACCAATGCAATTCTGATATAGGGTTAAAGGTCAATGTCATCTGATAACCGATGCTCGACTGCCCGCGCAAGCGGAGATCTAACTGATTGAAGTCTTTCTCTGTGATCTCAGACGCTTCTTCTATCCAGATGCGGTTGATGTTTGCGACTGATTTCAGTTTCTCCACATCGTCTAAGCCAGATGTAATTAAAGATGAGCCGGTTAAGGATGTTATCGTCATTTCTGTCTTGTTTATCTTAAAGAAACGCGCCACGCCCATATCGCTTATCATCTCGACTAACAGACGGAATACACTGTTTCGAATCGACTTGCCTGTCTTACGTACAATCAAGTAACTAAACTCGCCGCTATTAAGCATGTTGATAATTGTTTCCTGCCCGACAAAGTGAGACTTCCCACTGCCCGCGCCGCCGTAGAGTACCCGATAACGCGCTTTAGTCTGTACGGCGTCCTTGTATGCCGGATTGAGCTTTGTGTCTATGTTTATCATTCAGCCCACTCCACCCGAATAGATACCTCATTATCAGAATGGATGTCTTGCCTGTCGATGAATGCGCCGTTTGTTCTCGCTATGAACTCTGACGCCTTTAATCTGTCCTTGTAGTCGTTCTCTTCATCCCTAAGGGTATTAGTCCAGAACTCTTTGACTTCTTCCATGTCGGCTATTTTATCGCTCTGTATGGATAGATTACGCTCTCTTATATAATCTGCTACCTTAACATTCCTTAACAGACGACTGGATGCAGCGCTGGCCGTTTCATCTTTCGTTACATTCTTATAAGCCTTCTTGTACGCCTCTGTCGCATTACCGCTGATGATGTACTCATCGGCAAAGCGTTGTTGTTGTTGCGTTAATTCTTTACCCAACTTTCCACCACCTTTGTCATTATTAGTATTGTGTCGTCAATACAAACGAGATACAGCATCTTTCAGCATATGGATCACTACTCCTTTCTATTCTTCGGTTGGTATGTTGTCCGAATAGATTGCACTGTATCACCGCCTTTCCTAAATGTAATGTACTGCTGTTGGCTCATACTCATCATAGGCTACGACACTGAACTTATTCATTCCATTCCAAAAGGCGTTGGAGGCTTGCTATCGAATCAGAAAGTTCTGTTTCCGAAACTTCATCAAGTGTGCATTTTGAAAAATGTTCTTCTAGTCTTTCTTTAATCATTTGTAAATCTTCTAACTGTACTCTTTGTGAATCCATCATATCTATCAAACCCTCCCTAAATCTCGTATATAACCTTAGCCCTATCTGCATCATACTCTATCAACTGAATCACTTTCTTATTCGTCACCCAATAAAAAAAGGCACTAATCAGCGCCCTTTTTTCGTATATCATATGTGCTTCCAACATCTCCTTTTGACAACGTCCGCTATAAGACTTTTGGAAACGTCGTACAGTTTAGCTAACTCTCCATATGAGCGCTCGCCTTTAGAGTAGCTTTCCCTTATCTCTATAACTTTATCCTTGTCTAATTTGGAAGGTCGCATCATTTGCCTTTCCAATGTATATAAACCTGTATCCCAAGCGTGGTCAATGTTCTCTTGATTATCTACCCACTCCAAGTTAGAAACGCGATTGTTCTTTTTGTCGCCATCAATATGGTTGACTTGTTCTTTTTCGCCTTCGATAAAAGCTTTGGCGACCAACCTACTAACTATGGCATTCTTTTGTTTAGCGTTCTTGTATAGCCCTACTTTCAGATAACCGTCTTTGTCCGGCGTCTGAGCTCTTATCCTGCCTTTACCATATAAGCTCTTAACTCTTCCCAAATTACTTATAAGGTAAATGCCCTCATAACCTTCTATATCTTTCCATATTTCTTCTTGTGTGTTATACTTGTCCATGAAATCAATTCCTTTCTAATTGGTTTCCAAAGTCTAGGCAGTTACCGCTGCGCTAGGCTTTTTCTATACTCATTATACCATGAATGACTTGCTAAATGTTGATTTGTCGGCTTTTTATCTATATTTCATAAATAACTTTAGCGCGATCTGAATCATATTCTATGAGTTGAATAATTTTTCTATTGGATACCCATCCATTAACTATCTCATAAGCGTCATTTGGCTTCACCGTTCCCATTTGTCTGACAATCACACCGTCCATCTCTTTTTCATAAGAATGGTAATGTCCTTTGTGTATCTCCATTGTCTCTGCCTGTGACCATATCATCTTGAATTCATACGCAAACAATTGAGGGAGTTTATTTTTCGCAGTGTCCCCATGAGTGAGCATGATACCCACGTTATCAAGCAAGT